ACCGTCGCCTCCGCCAACGCCTTCCTCTACGCCGCCTCCGCCATCATCCTGCTACGCCGCGTCGCACGTTCCGCATGAGATTCGAGACAGACTCTAAGAAGGTCGAGTGGGACCAGCGCCGGCTGGCCGCGCTCGCCGAGCAGATCCGCTCCGGTGGCGAAGATCCCGGCGAGTATGTCGAGGTCAGCTTCAAGGTGGCCGAGCGCGCCTATGCCGCCTGGCCGGAGCGTATTCGCAGCGCCTTCGAGCCGGCGCGGACCGTGCGCACGGGGAAGCCGACCTACCGGCTCGCGATCCTGTCCGACACGGAGCGGCGCGACAGCCCGCATGCCGGTGCACCCGCGATCTTCGGGGGGATCGGCTGATGGCGCTCCGCATCGTCACGGCCGATGACCGGCTCTCCGCCGCCGTGAACAAGACCACCATGGTCATCGTCGGCGAGAGTGGCTCGGGCAAGACCACGCTCGTCAAGGCACTGCCCGACGTCGAGACGGCCTTCCTCGACCTCGAGGCCGGCATGAAGTCCGTGCAGGACTGGCGCGGCGACAGCATCCCGGTGCGCTGCTTCGAGGACATGGTGGTTCTCACCTCGCTGATCGGCGGTCCGAACCCCGCCGCCCCGCCCAGCGCCTTCTTCTCGAACGAGCACTATGCCCATTACGCCGCGCAGCATCCCGACCTCGTCGCGATGCTCGCCCGCAAGTCGATCATCTTTGTCGACAGCATCACCGATCTGACGCGCCAGGCCATGGTCTGGGCCAAGAAGCAGCCCGAGGCCTTCTCGGACAAGACCGGCAAGCCGGACACCCGCGGTGCCTATGGCCTGCTCGGACGCGAGGTCATCGGCCTGCTGAAGCACCTCCAGCACGCGCCGGGCAAGACCGTGATCCTGGTCGGCATCCTGGAGAAGCACACCGACGACTTCGGCCGCGTGACTTGGCAGCCGCAGATGGAGGGCGGCAAGGCCGGCCGCGAGCTGCCCGGCATCGTCGATCAGGTCATCACCCTCTCGCTTTTCTCCCGCGATGGCGACGGCGCGCTCGTCCACGACCCTCAGCGCGGCACGGAACGCCGTCTGGTCTGCCAGGCAGGCAACCGCTTCGGGCTGCCGGCCAAGGATCGTTCCGGCCGGCTCGATGAGACCGAGCCGCCGGATCTGCTCGCGCTGCTCCGCAAGATCAACGCCCCAGCCGCATCCCCCGCCTGACCCGAACCCGAGAGGCACACCGATCGATGTACGACATGAACGACGCAGAGCTGCCGCGCGGCTCCGACCTCATCCCGGACGGCACCTTTGCCAAGGTGACAATGGTGATCCGCCCCGGTGGCGTGGACGGTCAGGGCGAGGCCGACCGCGGTCTCCTGAAGGCATCCCGTGGCGGCGGCGACACCGCCATGGTCGACGGCGAATTCACCGTCGCCGCGGGCCCGCACATCCGCCGCAAGTTCTGGCAGACCTTCACGGTGGTCGGCGGCAAGGCCGACGAGCACGGCGTGTCCATCGCCTGGAAGATCTCCAAGGGGACCTTCCGCGCCATGATCGACAGCGCGCTGGGCCTCGACCCGCAGGATATGGGCGACGCCGCCAAGGCCAAGCGGGTCCTGCGCGGATTGTCCGACCTGTCGGGCATCACCTTCGCCGCCAAGATCCGCGTCGAGCCGGCGAATGACCCGCGCTACAGCGACAGCAACCGCCTCGACCGCGTGGTGCTGCCGGGCGAGCCGGAATACGCGCGCATCATGGCGGGCGAGCCGGTGCCGGCTTCGCCCAGCGGCCAGCGCGCCGCGAAGCCTGCCGCGGCTCCTGCGCCGAGTGCGCCGGCCTGGGCCAGCACGGCAGCGCCACAGGCCGCCGCACCAACGTCGCCCTCCTGGGCAGCACCGGCCGCCGCCCCGTCCGCCCCACCCCCGCGTTCGGCACCCCCTGCGGCAGGCGGCCCGGCCTGGCTGAACGGATGATGCGCCGATGGTCCGTCGCCGCTGGACGCGGCCGGCGCAGCCGCGTGCTGCGGCCAAGCCCCTGCCACCGCCGCGCGACTGCTCGCCGGAGGATCAGGTACGTCGCCTCACCTGTGCGCTCTGCAGCCGGGAGGCGAAGGGGTTCGGCTACATCCACGAGATGCGGCTGGGCGAGTTTCCGCATCACCGCTTCTGCTCGATGCGGTGCTGCGAGGCAGGCGGCGCGATGGCCCGCAGGTCCAACGGCATGATCGACAAGACGCAGATGGAGGAGCGCGCGGTGAAGGACGCGCGCCGGCCGCTGGCCGAAGTGCTCGTGGAGCTGAACCTCATGGCGCCGTTCCACGACCGCAGCGCGACAGAGATCGACCGCATCATCGAGGCCTGCGTCGACGGCTTTCAGGCATCCATGTAGCGCCAGGCCGCCGAGCGAGATCCGCTCGACGACCCTTTGCCATTTTAGGGGATGACCATGATCCTCGATCTCAACCACCAATCCGGCCTGGTCTATGGCCGCGCCGTGTGCGGCGTCGCCGACACCACCGCGTGCATCAATGCGCATGTCGATGCCGCGTTGGTCGCGCGGAACCGTCAGCAGCGTCCGCGCGACTATCTCGGCGGCAGTCGGGTCGGCGAACCTTGTGCGCGGAAACTCGTCTATGAGGTCACCTACGCACCGAAGGATCCGGATCGCGACTTCGACGGCGGCATCCTGCGCATCTTCGATGCCGGGCACCAGTTCGAGACGCTGTCCATCCGGTGGCTCCGCCAGGCCGGTTTCGATCTGCGTGATCGCGGTGCCGATGGCGAGCAATTTGGCTTTGCCGCCGCGGGCGGAAAGCTACGTGGTCACGCCGATGGCGTCATCGTGGCCGGGCCCGATGTCGGCATCCGCTGGCCGTCGCTCTGGGAGCACAAGGCGCTCGGCCAGAAGTCATGGACCGACCTGGTCAAGCACGGCCTGCGCCAGTCCAAGCCGATCTACTTCGCGCAGGTGCAGCTCTACATGGCCTACCTCGAACTCGAGGTGGCGCTGCTCACCGCACTGAACCGCGACACGCTGGCGCTTCACCACGAGGTGGTCCCCTTCGACGCAGCCGAGGCGCAGCGCCTGTCCGATCGCGCCGTCGACATCCTGCGCGCCGCTGAGAATGGCGAGTTGCCGCCCCGCATCGCCGCGCACGCTGACTTCTATCTCTGCCGCTTCTGTCCCTACGCCACCCGCTGCTGGGAGACCACCGTATGACCGTTCAGAAGGGACAACGGGAGGTCCCGTTCGCCTATGGCCTGAAGGATCACATTGTGCGGCACGCGACACGCTTGTGGTGCGCGCCGACGCTCCCGCGAATGCTGGCTGCGCCGGTCTACCTCTTCCCAGACAGCGTGAGCTTCGACAGCGACGAACTCGGCCGCTTGTCCCAGGCGCTGCTGAGCGACTCGTTTAGTCTTCCCCATGCCGCCGTCTTCTTCGAAGTCGTGCAGAGCACCGCGCCAGGCGACCGCGTGGCCGCCTATGCTGAGGAAGACGATGGCCAGGTCGATGTGTGCCTCTTCCAATATCTGGCGGAGCGTCGCATCTGGACCGATGCCATGGCGTTCGCACGCTATCGGCGCGGTGGCGAAGACGACTTCTTGGCCCATCCGGCCCTGGCCACCGACGCCGAGGCAACCCTGTACACCGAAGTCCTCGCTGGGGTCCTTGGGCGGGCGCTTGCCCTGCTCGCCACGCGCTGCGCTTTCCAGCCGCATGCGGTGCCGTCGCTCCGCCGCCGCGGGTCCAGCAGACATGTGGCGAGCGGCTGGACCTACCGCGTCGCGGAGATCGATCCATTGCAGATCAAGATCGCCGCGGCCCGGCTCGGAGGATCGCACGCGTCGCCACGCTGGCACATTCGCCGCGGCCATTGGCGCCAGCTCATCGATGGCCGTCGCGTTTTCGTCCGCGAATGCGAGGTCGGCGACATCGCGCGCGGCGGCGTGATCAAGGACTACCACGTGGCAGCGAGGGGGGCGGCATGACCTTCACCCCTTCTCCTCAGCAGGCGGATGCCATCCGCGCCATCGTGGATTGGTTCCAGAACCGCGCCCACCAGCAGCAGGTCTTTCGGCTGTTCGGCTTTGCGGGTAGCGGCAAGAGCACCGTCATCACCCACGCCATCCAGGCGCTCGGCATCGACGTGGCGGCCGGGGACGATGAGGATGATGCAGCACGCCGCCGCATTCTCTTCGCGGCCTTCACTGGCAAGGCGGCCCTGGTGATGACCCGAAAGGGCACGCCTGCCTCCACCATCCACTCCCTCATCTACCGCGTCTCGGAGGCGACGCCCGAGGAGATCGACCGCGTCGAACGCGACCTGCTCGACCTGCAGCGTGGCCTCGGCCGCATGGGGCCCGCCGAACGCGCCTTCGCGGAGATGCAGATCAGCAAGCTGCAGTTGCGCCTCGCCGACATCCACAAGCCGACCTTCCTGCTGAACGAGCAATCGCTGGTCCGCGACGCCGACCTCATCGTGCTGGACGAGGTGTCGATGGTCGGCCCCGAGATGGCCGCCGACCTGCTGGCCTTCGGCAAACCCATCCTGGTGCTGGGCGACCCTGGCCAGCTGCCCCCCATCAAGGGCACCGGCGCCTTCACCGAGGCAAAGCCGGACGTTATGCTCACCGAGATCCACCGCCAGGCCGGTGAGAGCGCGATCATCCGCCTCGCCACCATGGCGCGGCAGGGCATCGACATCCCACCCGGCGAGCATGATGCGCATGTCTGGAAGCTGCCGCGCAATGTGGTGCAACCCGAGCAGATGCTGCGCGGCGGCCAGGTCATCTGCGGCCGGAACGACACGCGGCGCTGGCTCAACAGCCAGATCAAGCAGGCAGCAGGCTTTCCCGCGCCCTATCCCGCGGGCCAGGACGAGAAGCTCATCTGCCTCAAGAACCGCCACGACCTCGGCCTGGTCAATGGGATGTTCTTGGCGCTCGCAGAGATCCGGCACGAGAGCGACCTGGCCTTCTCGGCCACCATCACCACCGAGGATGGCGTCGCCATTTCCGGCCGCCACCGCTTCTACAAGGGCCATTACGACGACCACGTCCGCTACGATCGGGAGCGGCTCACCCGCAACTACCGCGAGATGCGCGGGTTGATTGAGAGCAGCTGGGGCTATGCCATCACCTGCCACAAGGCCCAGGGCAGCCAGTGGGAAAATGTCGTCGTCTATGACGATGGGCTGAGCCGCACGGCGGAGGACCGCAACCGCTGGCTCTACACCGCCATCACGCGCGCGGAACGCGGGCTGGTGATCCTTGATTGACCTGAACGATGCGGCGCCGCCCGTACCTGCTCTCCGCTATGACCTCGACGCCATCGCGGCCAGGCTACGCGACGCGGCCCATGCCTGGGTACCGGGGTTATTTCCCAACGGACGCCGCCAGGGCGACGAATGGCGGCTGGCCAACATCCAGGGCGCGCCGCCGCGCCAGTCAGGATCCTGCGTGATCATGCTGGCGGGCGACCATGCCGGCGACTGGCACGACTTTGACGGCGCACAGGGCGGTGGTCCCTTCAGCACGCTGGAGCATGGTACCGGCCTGTCGGGGCGGCTGCTGTTCGCCGAGGCTGCGGCGCGTGTTGGCTGGACGGGTGAGGCACCGGCGCGGCAGGAGCCACCTCCGGCGCGCAAGCCCGAGCGCGATATGACGCATGAGATCGGCTTCGTGCGGGAGCACGCGGTGCCGATCGCCGGCACGCCCGCCGAGCATTACCTTCGGGGCCGCGGCCTGGCCGTGCCGGTCGGCGCCGACCTGCTGTTCCACCCTGACCTGACCAACTTCGAGACCAAGGCCGGCTATCTGGCGATGATCGGCCTGGTCCGCGATGTAGCTGGCGAGGTCATCGCGCTCCATCGCACCTATCTCCAGCAGGATGGCGAGGCGGTCCGCAAGGCCGATGTCCCCAAGCCACGCATGATGCTGGGCAAGGTTGGCGGTGGCGCTGTGCGACTGGCGCCGATCGGCGCGCATGGCGTGCTCGGGCTTTGCGAGGGCATCGAGACCGGCCTCGCCGTCATGGCGGCCTGCCCTGGCCTGCCGGTCTGGGCCACGCTCTCCACCTCCGGACTCGAGCAGGTGCAACTGCCGCCCGAGGCCCGGCGCATCGTCATCCTGGCCGACCACGACACCTCCGGCGCAGGCATGCGCGCCGCGGACGCTGTGGCCGGCCGCCTCCGGCGCAACGGCATCATCGCCGCCGTCGCCACGCCGCCGCAGCAGGGCGACGACTTCAACGACATGCTCGGGCGCGATGGTCCCGAGGCCCTCGCCAGCCTGGTGGACGCCGCCCTGCGCGCTGCCGCCACACCGCCGCCTCCCGCGGAGGACGAGACCGGCCGGCACCTGCCGCTGGGCTTTCTGGAGCCAGCCGCGCCATTACCGGTGCTGCGCGCTGACGAGGGCAATCTCCGCCGCGCCACCGATCGCGCCTGGAGCGCCATCCTCGCCTCCAACCGCACACCCTGGCTGTTCCGCCTCGGCGGCCTGCCCAGCTGGGTCACGCCGGATGATGAGGGCCGGCCGGTCGCCGCCACGGTCTCGGAGGAGCGGCTTCGCCACATGCTGGCCAAGCTGGCGGATTGGCGGAAAGTCAACGCCAAGGGCGACGCTATCCCCGCGCCGCCGCCCACCGGCGTGGTGAAATCCCTGCTGGCCACCCCGGATCCGGGACTGCCCATTCTCGCCGGGATCGTCACCACGCCGGTGTTTGGGCGTGGCGGCGTGCTGCTCACCGAGCCCGGCTACCACCCCGACGCCCGGCTGCTCTATCGCCCGACCGCAGGCTTTCGCCTGCCCTCCGTTCCCGATCGTCCATCGCCGCAGGACATCGCCGCCGCGCGCTCCCTGCTGCTGGATGACCTGCTGGGGGATTTCCCGTTCACCAGCACCGCCGAGCGCGCCCACGCCCTGTCCCTGCTTCTGCTGAGCTTCCTTCGTGCCATGGTCGATGGCCCAACGCCGCTGCACCTGATCGAGAAGCCGACCCCCGGCACCGGCGCCACGCTGATGGTCGACGTCATCGCCACCGTGCTCACCGGCGTCGGCGCCTCCGTCATGACCGAGGGACGCGACGACGATGAATGGCGCAAGCGCATCACCGCGAAGCTGCGCCAGATCCCCTCGCTGATCCTGATCGACAATTTGCGCGAGCAGCTCGACAGCTCGGCCCTCGCCGCGGCCCTGACCGCCCCGTTCTGGGAGGAT